ATAAGCGCCCTGAAAGCTATGATACGTGATAAGAATATGACTATAAATATTCTTATTGCGAAAAATGAGGAAATACGTGCAGACTTTGAGAAGAGAATAGCACACCTGCAAAAGCAGATTGACCGACTGGAAAAAGCTCTTGACTTCCGAGAGAAAGTCGTAGAACGCAAGGATGAAGTTATAGAAAAACTCATAAACCGCTATATCTTAGCCGAATAGGTGATAAGCTATGATCTGCCGAAAATGTAAAGCCGAGATTGACGATAACAGCGCTTTTTGTAAGTTTTGCGGTACAAAGCAAGTTACACAGGATAGAAATACTAAGAAACGCGGAAACGGTCAAGGGACCGTCTACAAGCGCCCCTCAGGGACGTGGGCAGCTCAGGTAACTCTCGGCTATTATATCAAAGACGGAGTAAAAAAGAGAAAAACCGCTCAGAAATACGGCTTCAAAACTAAAAAAGAGGCTATCGCTTACATAAATGAGCTGTATTGCCCCTCTGAAAAAAGCAAGGTAATTACACTCTCTGAGCTTTGGGAGCTGTTCACGGTCAATCTGAGTGCTCTCAGCAAGTCCAAACAGACAGCTTATAGAATAGCGTGGAGAAAGATAGAGCCGGAAGTATCATACAGGACCATAGACAGCTTTTCAGTTCCCGAGCTTCAAGAGCTTGTCGATAGCTCAGCTCCCTCATACTACACGCGGAGAGACATTAAGACTTTGCTCTCACATCTGTACAAAATCGCCATTAGAGACGATTATACAGACAAAAACCGCACCGAATACATCACACTTCCGAAGCTGATAGCAACAGAACGTCAAGTTTTCACAGCTGAGGAAAAAGAAACGCTATGGAGCGACTATCGCCGCGCTCCGTGCGCTATTACAGCCGGTATGCTGACTATGCTATATACCGGTATCAGACCGGGCGAACTGCTCACTATACGCACAGAGAACGTGCATCTATTAGAGCATTATATGACCGGAGGTATTAAAACTAAAAAAGGTATTAACCGGAAAATCATCCTTCCGGATAAAATAAAACCGGTGATAGAGTATCTCTTGCAACGGTCAACACACGGCTTACTGCTTTGGTATAACAAATCTGAGGACTTTTACAATGACTGGGTAGAAAAGCGCTCTGAATTGCATATCAACAGCGAGTTAACGCCGTATTGTTGCCGCCATACATATATCACCAATCTTACAGCACTCAAAGTCTCACCGGCTATGCTACAAGAGTTAGCCGGTCACGAAGACTACGACACAACTTTAGAATATACGCATTTATCTGTATCGGACAGACTGAAAGAAGTAAACCGACTATAAATCCTATTACAGCTCTATTACAGTACATTGTACCGTTTAAGGCTATAATACGTTATCAGGTCAGCCCCTGCTAAGGGAGTAGGTCGGGAAACCGGCGCGAGAGTTCAAATCTCTCAATCCGCGCCAAATATTGAGAAATCCCCATAGAATAGGCTTGCATAGTCTGCTCTATGGGGATTGTTTTTTATACTCAGTTGTGGAAAGTTTTGAAAAGTTTTATTGTATTACAGTACCGGTTACAGTACGTACAGAGAAAAAAAGAACGCCCCGACTGAAAGCCGGGACGATCTTAATTGAGTTATTCGCTCATACACCTGAACTATATTTTAACATATATATAACAGGTTGTCAAGTGTTTGTGAGCCAAAAGCCTTACAGCTCACACAAGGCTATAAGCCGTATATGTACCGAGTTATAGCGGTATAATGTAATATTTCTTTGATGCTGTGTAAAGGATTTTTAATGTCAAAACAAACTGCGCTGATGAAAATATGACACGATGATATGACACGAAAAATCCCCTGCCACTCTGACAGGGGATTCCTTATTATATCAGGTCATTTCGTGCATAAGCTTCTCGAGCTTCTTGCGTGCCTGATCGTCGGGAGCCTTGGACATGAGTTCTTCGAGCTCGTCTCTGAAATCTTCCTTGGCGTCCTCTCGGCTGTAGCCTCTTTCGGCATAACGTCCCATTCTGTCACGGTTTGCGTAGGTGCCACGACCGCGAGCGTAGGAGTCGCCACGATAAGAACTACGATTCGGTGCGCCTTCCATAGAGGTCTCACCGTCGAAGTAGTATCTGCCGTCCCAGTATCTGCCTGAGTAGCCACGGTCCTTAGCTTCGAGCATTGCGATAGTGGCCTTTGTGCTCTTTATAGCGTGAGTAAGCTTATCAAGCAGAGAGACGTCGTTATTCTCGAGCTTGCCGCCTGCCTTACGAATTTGCTCCATGTATTCATCGAGCTTGCCATTCAGGGCGTCACAAAGCTCATACAGTGTTTCAAGTTCTTTCATTTTTATCCTCCTTTTAAGCGATACGATTAATCACGAGGTTGCTGTTCTGCACATTTATCACAGGTGCAGGAGTAACAGTCGGATCCGTTGTAGCGGGAACCGTCTCAACCGACAGAGAGAAGCAACATCCGCGCGGTACCTTGATGATTGCCGTGCTTGTTACGTTTCCGTACTCGTCGACTGCCGCTGGCGTATATATAGCTCTGCTTGTTACTCTGGGTTCGCCGTTGACCGATACCGCCACAGCAATCGGTACAACGTCAGCACCTTCGGGAAGGGCTATATTGCCATTGTATGTCACCTGATATGTCGCGAAGCACTGACCGTTCGTGATACCGCGAAGAATAAAAATCCCTGTTCCGTCCTCATGGTATACGTAACCCTTTCGGCAAGGGATAGAAGCCTCGAAGTTTATCGGACTATTCAGAGACACGCTCTGAACATTATTTGCTAAATATTCTGCCGCCATATCGCCACCGCCTTTTAGAAGCTTCCGCAACCGCAGCCACAGCCGCTGCTGTTATTAGGACAAGTGAATATGGGCTGGCTGCCGTATACGGGTACTGAATTTACAGGGCAATTTTTGAGCCTGTTGTACAATGCATCGACCTCGGCAGTCTGACCCTGGAGAATAGCCGCTGTCTGAGCTGTCTGAGACTCACGCATAGCAGACATATTTACCTGATTCTGAAGCGCTACATTATCACGCTGTGCCTGTGCGAGCTGTCCTTTGACGTTGTCGAGCTCCAGTGCGCAGAGCTTGTCGAGGATTGCCTGAGTGCCTCTGGTCTGGCTGTCAATGATATCGCGCGTATTCTGTGCAGCCTCGTATCTGTCAGCGCAGTTCTCCGTTGCTACGGTATACTTAAGGTCTGCAGTTGCCGCTCTGTTCTCGCAGCAGCAGTTCTGCAGGCTCATGTTCAGGCCGTTGATAGCAGCTGTATTAGCTGTCTGAGCTGCGAACGAGCGTTCAAGATTTGCAATTTCGTTGCTGTTCAGCTGATTGGAAATTGCTGTCTGAGCACCATAAATGCTGTTGTTTACGCCGTTGAATCCCTGGCACATACCGAGGTTAGTGCTTGCGAATCCCTGATTGATCGCGTTTGTGATTCCGTTTCCTGTCTGGCAGATGTTCTGATTTACACCGGCAATGCCGAGCTGAACATCACCGAACCCAGAGGTTACAGCGTTCTGAATTCCGTTAATTGTTGAATTCATCATCTGATCGCGGAAGCCGTCGTTAATGTTCTGCGAGTTGTTGAGCCAGGGATACAGGCCAAAGCCACCGCACATATCTGCGCCGAGCATACCTGCGCCCATACCGAAGCCGCCAAAACCACCCCAGCCGCCGCCGAGAAGCAGAACAAGCAAAAGCCAAAGTCCGTCATTGCCGAATATTCCGCCGCCGCCGTTGCCTCCATAGCCATATCCACCCATAGGCTGAACAGGCATAACGAGACCATTGTTGTTATTCTCTGAAAGAGCCATAAAGCCCTCCTTCCTCCGGGGAGTTATCCCGGTAAGCGTTCGCGTCCTTATAGCGCGAACGGTTTTAATTTATATCAAGGCATTTGCCCTAATACCTACCGTCTACCGAACATCTTCTGCATAACCTGCTGAGCCATACCGAGGCGATTCTGAGGGAAGCGTCCGCTCTGCATAACGTGCTGGATCAATGCGTTCGGGTCGTTCTCCATATTCGCGGGGATATCTATCCCCTGCCGACGCATAAGCGTCAAAGCCTGCTCCCTCGCGCTCGGAGCGTTCTGAGACTGCGGTGTACCTTGTGCGCGACTGTTCAATGGGTTGCTCATGGTAGGTCAACTCCTTTATTCTTTTCTGTATATCGTCAATGAGCGCTCTGACAGGCTCAAATTCAGCTTTTGTCATGTACTCGGATAAATCTACTTGCGGGACGTTCTGCGGCTGTACTGTGTTGTTCTGTGCGCCCAGGGTGCCGCTATCCTCAAGCACTTTGAAACGCTTGAATACAGCAGGCTCAAGCTGAGAAGAACCTGCAGTTTTTGTGTATATAAAAGGCGCGTTGTCGTCGATGAACATCACCGAAGAGCCAAGGTTGACCCTCCACTCTCGTGCCTGATTCTCGGACTGAACGTGAATCAGATTGCTCTGCTGCGTCTGCGGTACTACTTGCGGTACCTGGTACTGCATAGGCTGAGGGAATGGATTGTAATTGGTTGGAAAATAGCCGTAATCCATAGTATTTTACTCCTTTTATTCTTGGCTGAAATAATACGCCACTACTTCGCCCGAGGAGTCCCAGTTGTCCAGTATCGCACCCCTGACGCATACAACATGAGAGCCTGTTGCGACGATATACGTGCCTTTTGGGTGGTCTGCTACGAAATCTGCTATAGTATAGCAGTCGGGACAGCTGTCAGGAACTATGTGTTTTTTCCACCCGTGGGAGCGAAGGTATGACTCCCAGACTGCATTACTGTTAGGCATATCTGCAAACATAAAGCCCTCAATGCATAGGTCGACATACGTGCGCTCCCAAGGCTGACCCATAGCTTCGGAGATCGCTCGGACTACACAATCTCCGATTCTGATACCTGCTGGATTGTTGTTCCAGAATATATACATATCTATCACCTGAGATAAGTATAAAAAAAATAAGGCTGACTTACCATAAGGTAAATCAGCCTTTTTTTACTGTGTTTTTACTGTTTTTTCACTTAAAATCCGCAGATTTTTATAAACTATTGTCTGAGTATGCTGTACTGATAATTCAAATTCCTCAGCAAGAGGCTCAAAGCAAATGCAGTCAATTAGCCTGCGTTTCATTATCGCTCTGTCCCGTTCGCCTCTTACCCATTCATCAATCAGCGCTGCCAATTCGGTGTTAGATAAGTTTTCAAATTTCATAGTAAATATAGTAGTAAGATTGGTAGTAGATTAGTAGTAGATTAGTTGCAATTAGTTGCAACACCAAAGATCACTCAGAGCCTTGACCATAGCCGCTGTGGTTTTCGGACCGATAACACCATCAGCCTGTCCGCAGTCGTAGCCGTGAGCACTAAGTGCAAGCTGAAGTGTGGCTATATTTGACAGCTTTGTGAAGCCGTTGTCACCGGCTTCTTTGATAAGTTTAGGGAAATCCTTGTAGCATTCATCAATATCAGTATCACCGCTGATGCCGGAAATCTTTCCTTTACCCAACTGCCATATGCCATATTCACCTGAATAACTTGGTTTTGAAACATCGTAGTGTGCAACCCAGATTGTGAAGCGCTTTCTTATGTAGTCGGTGGTATAATTTGTCAGATAGTAGGACGACATATAGAGTCCTGCGTAATATCCAGCACGTTCGAGCTCAAGCAGAAAGGCGTTAATGATTGCGCTTACCTTCTCACGTCCAAGTGAGAAGACCTTCTGTTCTTCAACATCGAAATAAATAGGATACTCGAACTGTTTCCCCTTGAGTATCTCTATGCAGACGGCCGCTTCTTTACGTGCCTCGTCTTCATTCATCGCGTAGCTGTACCAGTAAGCTCCGCAGGGGATTCCTTTTGACTTAGCGCCGGAATAGTTCTGCTCGAACTTCTTATCCTTTTGTGAAAGTTCCCTGCCGTATCCGGCACGAATGATAACAAAATCAGTCTTTACCTGTGACCAGTCTATATCTCCCTGCCACTCGGAAACGTCTATACCATTTTTAATCATTGTGTTCCTCCTTTACCTCCGGCAGGCCTTTGATACTCGTTAGTATAGACAGAATACCTGCCAGGAGTGATGTACTAATTATGTATATCCAGTCTACATCGGATATAACCTTCGCTGTACCAATGCCGGCAAGAGCCGCCTGAGCTATCGTCTTCGCGGCTCTAACGCCTGCGGCTCTGAGCCATTGCTTACTTTTTATCACGCTCTAAGTCCTCCAATCTGTGATTGATAACTTTTATCTGCTCTTCGACAACCGGCATACGCTCAGCAAAGTGATTATGCCGGTTGACCGCAGCTGCAAGGTTGTCAATTTTCGTGTCAATGACTGCCTGATGTGTTTCGAGCTTGTGCTGTATTTCTCTGTTGCTTGCTTTGGTGCTGAGAACAACACCGGAGATAGTTGCTATTGCCGAGATAATTGATACTACTATGCTGCTTTCCATTGCTTTGACCTCCCTATAAACGTTTTAAATTACCTTTTTATTCAATTGTTTCCGGTTCTATCCCCGGCTCACTCATATCCGGAAACCCCATTAAGCTATTTGATAGCATTGGAGCGTTACTCAACGACAAAGCCTGTGCTTGTGGCTGCCAATCGCCATTTTCATAGTCCTTGACTGTTCCTTCGTGCCAGCCGTGATACGTTGCAGTTACCTCACTCGGCTGTAATGTTGTGTCAACTGCGAGTGTGTTTGCTCCTGCGATTGTTGGGATTGCTATGCCACTTACTTTATCAGCATAATCACCAATCTTTCTGATAGGCTCGTTGAGCATGCCTGTTTCCTCAGTTGCGAGGACGTACCATATTGTAACAGGCGTTCCTGCGGCGTATTGCTGTTGAAGATAGGTTTTGAAGTCGGTTGCTGTAGAATAACTACTATCCCTAATATATAAAATGTGGCTTACTGCGCCTGAACTGAAGTAGAATCCAATTTGCTTATCGCCAACATCAGCGGCACCTCCATTAACCACACTTTTATAGGTATTGCACACAAGTATGTTTTTTAATTCAAATAAATAGCCATCAAAATTTAATAGCCTAAACAGATTAGCTTGTGTGCTGTGTAACTCCCAATTTTCTTGCCCTGTAATCTTGTACTTCTTAATCCTTCTCGTACTCTCCACCTCACCAAGATAAACAGGGGTTGTGGTGTTGGCTGATGAAATCGGGATTTTAAAGCCGTAGGGTTCGTATGGAAGGGCGGTTGAACCGGGGTTGAGCATAATGTTAGAAACGGAAGATGTGTCTAAGTTTCCACCCCATGTAGAATAAAAACAAATATACATCTTGTCTGCGTTCGATACGTCAATAGCCGTACCACTTGAAACCGATGTAAAACGCCCGACTAACACATCATTAGAAAATATACTGTATATCGCCTTTGTTGTCGCTTCTGCTTCATAACTTAACGTAACCATTTCATACTGCGATACATCCACAGGGTTTAATGATGCAATACGACCGGGATATGATACAGGTAAACCTGTCGTATTATCAAGTTGCTTATTATTGGCAAGCAACGATGCGTCAAACAAATTCCCCGTCCTGTCCCCGCACACCTGCGGCATAATCGGAGCTGACGGTGTAGGTGTGCCTGTCTGTACCATATTTCCCTTTAAGCCAACAGTTGCATTAGTTCCGTCTGTGTAGATAGTTGTAGGCGGTACGATAATATCTGTGGCGGTTTTCATAATTCTTTCGCTACCGCTTACCCACGCTCCGCTTACTCTTTTGCTGATACCTGCCATAGTATCAGCCTCCAATCCATATACTTCCGTCAGGTATTGTTCCTGTCGGAGCTGTTGACGATACATAGACACGGATGCCACCGACTGTGATATAATTCGAGCCGCCTGCTGTCATACCGACTGTCTTACCTTGTTCAGTTGAAATATTAGTTTCATTCGTACTTATTTGCTGTACCTTTGTGCTATCAATGCCCGAGTTCATAGCCGCGAGCTGTGCTTCTGTCGGTACAAATCCACCGCCTGAGCCGCCACTTGCACCGAGTTTCTTTGCTTTAAGTGCATTGTAAAGCTCCCCCATAGTTACTCACCTGCACTTTCTTCTGTGCCTGTCTGCTTTATCCAGGCACCTGACGAATCCATGCCGTAGAAGTCACCGGTTGAGATGTCCCAAGCCACAGAGCCCTGGCCGAGCACTCTGCCTGGTAATTCAGTTGCTGTTGGAAGGTCTGAGGATGTATCGCAATCAATTTCAACGATCACTTCACTCAATCGTTCTCCGTTAACAATTTTCTCACCGATAAACTTTTCGCTTCTTATCCTTCTCATTTGTTTTTCCTCCTTATGAATTCTGATTTGATATGATTGCTTCTATGGCTTCAAGCCTTGCATTAAGGTCTGAATACTCCCCTCTTGCGGTGTACACTTCATCAATCACCGTGTCGAGGTCTTCTACCGTGTGACCTTCTGCCATTTGTCCTTTAACGTCTGCCATTTTTTATACCTCCTCTTCAACGTATACTCTTACTCCGTTACCGTCAATAACGGATTTGCCGTCGCCGTCAATGAGCTGCGTCCATTGTCCTCCGCCACCGTAAAACTCTATCTCGCAGTCTTCCGGGAACGATGTGCTATGATATGTGCAGTCCCGTGCGATCTTGACCTTTTTCAGGGCAGTACCGGCGAACGCATAACGCCCGATTGACTTACAGCTTCGTGGAATTTCCACATAGCTGAGATTTGTACAATCCATAAAAGCGCCGTGATTGACAAGCGGTATGAACAGCGGCGAGAACGGCATACCATTATTTAGGTCTGATCTGATACGCCACATTGTATAGGGGCTGTCACCTATAAACGGCTTATCCGGCATATCTATAAACTCTGTGTTGGTGAGTTGATCGTTTTCAATTACCCACGCCATATGCTACACCCCTTTAAGTCTGTATCGGGAAGCCGATTGCTTCAAGGTACGAAGCATTTTTCATTTGAGCTGTTGTTACTCCTATACAGCCGGAAGGGAGCGTCCCCGAAAACTTATCTGTGTTGACTAATACGTTCGTTGAAGTGCCTTGATACTGTGTCAGAAAATCGTCTATTTCGCAGTCAAAGACAGAGGTTGTTGACTCTCTCAGGTAAAAATGTGAGATATGCCCGGTTATATAGCTATTATCGAGCCTTACACATAAGCCTGACGAAAAATAATCTTCGGGCATATCAAGTTCGAGCCTGCAATATTTTACAGTACAGTTATCATATCGCTCGTTCGCATCAACTGTGCAGTTATTATCGACAAGCCGAAGGTTCATACTGCATTCAAAAAGAGTTGCTTGATTGCCAAAACGTGTAAAAGTACAGTAATCTGCTCCACTTCTTTCAACTCTACCTGATAGTTTGCAATTCCTCAAAGGTTTGCCACTATAATCAAGCGCATAACTGCCAATAAGACCGCTATGCCCTGTTTTGCCATTGACTCTACCGTTTATGAAATTTAGATTTTCTATATATCCGTATGTTTCACTGTTTGATAACTGGAATGCCGCCTGGTCTTTTTCCCAATAGGCATTCCTTATCTCCCAGCCGTTGCCATTGATAAAGCCTTTTAGTGGTATCGTTGCAGGTATTCCTTCGGGATAGTATGTGTTCATATCAAACACGCCACCGCCAACCGGTAACTCTGTATAAACACTATCTGCCGTTGTACAGCTGAGGAACTCTGCCCACGTTGTCGGCTTATATGGATCGTTTTGTGTTCCTGTGCCTGTCATTCTATAACCTCAACTCCTTCCGGTATGATCGCAGACTCAATCGCTAAGCCTGAGAACGCTGTATTTCTTATAGTTGTTGTCGGCGCTCCTACAAAATTATCCGGTATTTCCGGAGTTAGGCTTTCGCCGTGATAGCCTGTTATAGTTGCTTTGCCGTTTGATATGATATAATCATATTCATCTGTAAAGGTGTAGTCTGCCGGATGCTCTGTTATATCCTGTCCCCATAACGTTACTTTGATGTCTGTTACCTCAGCTGAGCCATGAGCAACTACCTCTATCAGATGTTTACCGCCGTCAGGGGATATGGGAACGGAGAAATGCTCCGTCTGCCATTCACCGTTATGTAGCGTGAATTTCGGTCTGAATTCCTGTGCTACTTCGTCAAGCAGAACGGTTATATCGCCTGTGCTGTCTGCGGTGACGTGCATTACAACGCCGACATCAACGAAGCAGTCAGCAGCTCCCTTTACTGCGAAGCCACCGCGTGCAATTGTTTTCTTTGTATTTCCAGTAAGAGCACCGGGGAACACATCAAGCTCAACGGCTTTGAGTGCTGCCGTCTGATTTATCTGTACGATGCCGCCGCTCGAACTGCTGGAGCTGCTGCTTGTCGAGTTGTACGTGCCGTCAGATCCAAGTGTTGATATATCCGGCAAACCGGCAGACGTAAGCGTCTGAGCTCCGCGGAAGCTCCACGATATACCTGTTATCAGGTAGTTCACAGGAGTTTCACCGACAGCGCCGGCTTCGAGCGCGACCATATCGCCCAGGTCGAGCGCAGGATCTCCGTAGTAGTCAACTGATCCGGAATACCATTCAAGCCCCTGCAGACCTGTGAGTATACGTGTCAGATATGATTGATACCACTCTACGTAGTTATCACTACTATCAGACATAAAGCGGTTATTGGCAAAGCCAAGCGTTGCTACACCGGGAGAAAGGAGCTCCCCTCTGTGTACCTCTGCGGCCTGTCCGTATCTATCTGTATACTTCACGCCGTCGATAGAAAAGGAACGTTCTGCCAGCTTTATAGTCTGTCTGCGGTTTGCGTGTATCGAAAGTACCGAAGAGCTGCCGAATTTTCTGAACTCTATTTGTCCGGCGCGGTTTATGAAGCCAAAGCCCCCAATGACCTGCGCAATCATCTGTATCTCATCCCAGTAGGTCTGAGGATAGTAGATGCCAAAGAAGTTTTCAGCGTATATACCGGCAAGAGTAGCTATCTCTGCCGGTGTCTGTGCAAACTCAACACCGGTGCGCTCTGTGATGATCTTCATTGAATACTGCAAGAAACAACGTCCAATAGTATCAATGCCGAAATTCCCTTTCATCCTGTGCATACGGTCCTGAGCCTTTATGGTCCACTCATCCGCTGCACCGCGCTCAGCTGATGTTATATCCCATATGCCGAGTGGTACCCATTCAGGCTCATCAGAACCTGCAATATCAACACCGAAGTCAAGCGTTATCTCAGCACCGGTGAATTGATCTGATGTCGCATCCGATATGCAGACAACAACTTCGCAAGAACCAATATAAAGCTGTCCGAACATGAACGTGTCGTCATTCTCAACACATTTAGTCTCAATATGCGGACTGCCTTTGATGAAAAATGTTATATCATCCACAATACCCGAAGGATATATGATGCTACCGCGGATATGCTGTATAGCTCCTGTATCTATCGCTGTACGATATGCCTGTGATACGTTGTACAAAGCAACACCCCCTTATATCTCAACAAGTGAGAACGAGAGCGACATTTTAGGCACACCATCGATAATTACATCGACCGGCTTCTGCCGATCTGAGGGATACATCGTCTTAGTCACATAGCTGGTATCATCGAGAAACTCGACAGAATACTGTCTTACGCCACCTGTCGGAGCTATTATCTGCTCTATTTCGTGTATTTCCGCAGCTGTACCGATATAGTTCAGCTCTAAGGTGTACACGTCACGTCGAATAAGGTAAGGGATAAGCACGCCTGTTTCGGCAGAACGCGTCGTGCTGTCGGAGTATAGGTCTGATTTCTGCACGTTATATCCCTCTTTAGTCGGCTGGAGCTTTGTAGCCATACTTGTACTATTAATCGTCTTAATTGGTATCAGTCTGCTCATTTATGCTCCTTTCCTGCGATTATTATCGTCTACAGCTTTTACTGCTACACGACCGATCTCTCGGCCGTCAAGCTCAACGTGGACGTGTATTGTCTGCTCTCTGTTGCCACCTGCCATAGCGTTTCTGACAGCCTGCTCGATCGTGCTGAGCGGTGATACTACCTCCGGTTCGCGCTTGTTATCGCCGAGCATGGCAAGGAAATTACCATAGTTAGCCGGCACGACTGTACCGGTTGCAAGCTCAGGGATTTTAATTGCATCTTTATCAATCTTCTTTATATCAATTCCGAATTCCTTACCGCCTACGCCCGGCACCCAATCAGGAATTTCAAAGCTGATTTTGTTAAGTCCGCTAATAACGAGGTTAATTGCTTCGGCTATACCCAGCAAAAAGGTGTTTATAAGACGTATAACAGCGTTGAGAGGGACTTTCACGATATTCTCTATCAAGTCCCAAAAATCCTGAAATGCCGTCTTTATATCTTCCCACGCAGCGTCCCAATCACCCTCAAAAACGTCAGTTACAAAGGTGAGAACATCGTCAAGCAATGTATATAGGCTGTTAAATACATCTAATACATCACTTACGTGATTTATAGCATTTTCAGCCGTATTGCTTATGATGTTTGATATAGTCGGTCCGAAGGTATCAACAAACCAATTGACAAGCGGTGCAATGAAGTTGTTATAAATATCCAATGCGACCTGTGCAAGATGTCCGGCAAAATTAAGGAAGTTTTCAAGGAGCGGAGCACCGTGATTCTTCCATAGATCGTCGAGAGCACCACCGATAGCATCGACAACCGGCTTAAAGATAGTAGTCCAGACATTGCGGAATATCTCTCCGGTATTGCGAATAGCTTCACGGAAAGCATCAAAGACAGGTTTGCCCCACTTATCCCACATCTTTCGGAAGATACGCATAGTATCTGTCCATACAGTTGCAATGCCATTAAGAGCAGGGACAGCAGCATCGTGCCATAGTAAATCAAAGCTCTTCTTGATTTCATCGAAGAGGACACCGTTTGTCTTTAGAACTTCCGTTGCAAATTCGGTGAACATCGGCAGACCGTCTGTGATCAGACTCTGCAACATCGGGAAGACTGCCACATTCCATATATCTGAGAATACTGTGTTGAAAGACTCAGATAAGCCTGCAAGGGTATGTCCGTTTGTTTCAACGAACGTCCTTATAAAGTCGGTGAACGGTCCTTTAAAATAGTTAGTAAGCGGCGGTCCGAGAGACTTAATGTCTGTGAAGACCTGCCCCATATTATCACCAAAGCGCTTGACCTGCGGACTCAGCTCACCCCAAACCTTCTTGAAAGACGGTCCGAAGTTCTTACTGATGTACTTTTCAAGTCCCTCAAAGCCTGATTTAGTCTTTTTGAGGAACTTTTCAAGGTTCTTGCTTGTTTCTTTGGTGTTATCCTTGACCTTGATGTTAGGTGCTATTGTAGGACTCGCAGAGCCGCTACCGCTTGACGCTTTCGTTTTATCAGCTGTTTTCGAGCTGATAACATTCATTTTATCGAAGCCTGCGAGGTTGCTTTGCTGTGCTTTGCCGGTTTCCTCAACAGCGTCTGTGAGGTCGTTCTGAGCCGTTACGCTCTGCGATATACTCGCAGTTGTATCATCAGCGTTGCTTGTTTCCTGTCCGAATACCTTTGCAATCGTGTTGAAAGCTATCTGTGCTTTCTGTGTCAGGAAGGTCAGAGCTTCAGTAAGCTCCTGAACCCAGCCGATCACAACCTTGAGGATAGGCTGGCCGAGAACTGCAAGCAGCTGCCGCCACGCTTCTTTAAGGTTGCCAATGACGTTTTCCCAACCTTCGGCTTCACGAGCGGCCTGTCCTTCTGCACCGGAAAGTGCATTCGCATCCTTTACCATTTGCAGAAGCACGAGCTGCTTCTGAGCCTCAGTCAGATCCTTGAAGGATTTACCGTACAGCTTCATTGCTGCGGCATTCCTGGTGAATTCTGTCGCGCTCAGACCGAGAGCCGCATCGTTCGCATAGTTGCCCTTTAAAAACGACATCAACGATGCAGAGGTATCTTCAAGGCTTCGGTCGTAGTATGCAGCTGAGTCAGCCGCTACCTGTAAGGCTTCTTCCATCATATTCAGCGCCTGCACGCTGTCCATACCGGAAGTCTTTGCAAACGCATAGATCTGAGTGCCTACACCCTGTAAACGTGTTTGTAAGATGCCGCTGGCATCTGCGACACGTCCCATTGCATCCTCAGCAGCAGTCTGCAACTCGCCGAAGGTCTGAGCGAGCGCGGAGTTCGCAGCGTTTACCGATGCAGCAGCTTCAACAGCTGACTTGCCGAATGCAACTACCGACTTGATGCTGAATGCGGCTATAACTGCTGATTCAAGGCTTTTTAGGTGCTTTTTCAACGCATCTGTTGAACTTTCTATATTCTTGACACCGTTGTCATAGCCTTTCGAGTCTATCTTCGTGTCAAAATTAAGATGTCCGTCAACAGCCAAAGTCCTCACTCCTTTCTCGGAGCTTCGGGTACTCTGGGTACGCTGTGAAGCTACTTGATAAATATATTCTTAGTCTTGCACCGCCGACAAACTATGCTGATAATACCGGTAAATTTCCCGGTAAACAGCACACGTCCGCAGCGGCGGCATACGATTTTTCTCATATTAGTGATTTTAAGACTTCCTCTGTTTCATCAATTGCCGCCTGTTCCTCAGGGGTTATGATCTTGCAGAGGTTTTTGTTATTGTTCCAAAACTCAGCTTCTGCTTTGCTGAGCTTCTTGCCTTTGGCTTTTTTCTGCCGCAGGTCAACTACTGTGGAGAACAGGCCTTCGCCTATTTCTCCGAATGCACCGAGGAACGACCACCAATGCAGATATGGTATTCCTCGAACGTCCGGAACGCCTAATGTCTTGCTTACCGCAGGCATTATCATTCCCTCGTCTTGCTTCCAGTCGATAGTCTTTACTTCTTCCGGCTTGCTCATAGGTATGCTGTCACCTCCCGACATAAACCACACAGCCTTTTCGTAGGCTTCCTTAGTGTGAAAAAACGGCAGAGGACCTGCATACAATAATTTCATACAAACATATACTTTCTCCTGGTCTGTCAGCTCAGGATCGTTATATGCTTCAAAGATCGTGAGGATATTCCGGAAGTCGGCGTTTATAGGTATTGCCTGCCCACCGACTTCCAGTACCTCAGGAAGGAAGCCTATCACGATATCAACTGCGCTATGAGCTGCGCTTTCTGCTCAGGAGTGAGAGCTGATACATCCGGTACGCCATAAGGGTTAGCCAATCCAGCGACTGCCTTGTTAGGCTTTACGATAGGTGTATCAGTATATTTCTTGACTGCCGGTCTTACTTCCGGTGCGTTTACCTTCTGAGTCATTACAGATGCTTCGATGTCCGCTTTGAGCTGAGGGATGAAAGCATCAAAGAACTCAGAGAAAATGAACTTTCCGCTGCTTGTAAGTGTCAGTACAGAACTGCCGCCGAAAACAGGAGTGCAAATGTCCGTATCAAAAGCCTTATTGATAATATCACGGAATTCCTTGTCGAACTCTCCGACCTGCTCAATATCCGGTTTGTTCTTGTACTTCGTAAGCAGCGCATCTGTTTCCTTCATCGCTGTCTGTACACGGCTGAGTAAGCCTATATCAGATACTCTGATCTTGAACGATCTTGAAGGATCGTCACCAATCATATACTCCTCGTAACCTTCGTCAAACTTGATAGACTTCATATGTCTTCCTCCTTATGCCTGCGGAGGTGCGAATGTAGGCACTTTACCGCTGAATGTTACTGTACCCTTTACACGATTACCGGCAAAAGATACGGTATAGGGTATTCTAACGCCACCCTGAGCGCCGCCGTAGCTTGTAGGCTTTACAATTACCTCTTCAACCCACGCATCGAAAGGACCTTCTGACTGGTCAACAAGAACTTCGAGAAGACGTGTTCTGCACGCATCATCAGTCTTACGGTTCATCATAATGTCTTTAAGGTGCGTATAGATTGCACCGTCAGTAGGTGTTGCATAGTATGTATCAACGCTTACAGACGGCTCATATCCTCTGTCAGTGATGCTTGTTTCATCAAGGATATTCTTAGTAGTCTCGGTATCTGCATTGAGCTCAACAGACATATCCTCAACGTCTTTACCGATAACAAACCAGTTAGCTGATGTAACAGCTGTCGGTGTTGTTGCTTCAAAGTCAAAGTCAGTCTCAATATAGTGCAGAAGAGCACTTCTTTTGAGCTTGCCAAGTGGGGTAGGTGTTCCCATAACAGTTTCCTCCTGTTCATCATTGATATCATCGCTGGGGGTATCGTTGCCCTCAGGCTCGGTTAATACTTCTTCTTCGTCAGGCATTTGTGTACCTCCTTATACATTAACGGTATACTCCGCTATAATTGTGAGCTGATATTGCACGCCGTCAAGCTTGTTCTCCTGTGGTACTGCAAAAAGCATACCGTTTGAAGCTGTGAGCTTTTCGAGCTTCCCGGTGTAAGTCGTTGAGCCGTTGACAGTTTCCACTTCACAGCCTGTCTGCTCTTTCAACCACACCGAAAGCTCCAAGAGCGCCGTGCTGTTGCTTAGCCGCTCATAGTCGTTCATACTGCTGTATGTTGTATACAACATAAAGCTATGCTGTCGGAGCTGATTTCCAAGCACATCCTCAACGATAAGATCGTCACCGGTTGAGCTCAGACCATAGCTTGTCGGCTCAGGATCTGTGAAATCAATGTGTATCGAATTGCACACTTCAGAGATTTTCGGGAAACTCTCCAATATAGAGCGCACTTTTTCAATAATATTCATCCATTACCTCCTGTTGCCGCAGCAGCTCCGCGCAGTATCGCTTGACCGTGCTTTTTCTTCATAACTTCAAACCACAAGCGCTGGGCCTGAGGATGCTTAGACTTGTCATAGCTAAGCTGTCTGCTTGTTTTGTACTTCTTCGGCAAAGAATAGAATCCTACAAGCACGCCGTTTTCCTTTATCGGTATATTAGGGCCGTAAACAACACCATAATACTGATATCGGGCGTAGGGACTGTTATATACAATCTTTCCACTGCCTATCTTAGTACCAAGCGTTGCTGACTTCTCCATAGCTCCGGTACGAAATGGCGTGTAAGGCTTCATCAGTCTCAAACATTCGCTGTCAACGAATTTCTGCGCTTTGTCGATTTTCTTTGAAGGGTTTGCAGCCCATATTAAACGTGCGTTCATCGTGCAGTCACCTCTATATGAGGTAAGCCGCCATATCGGCAGTCATTGACCTGTTTTATAACAGCAAACTGCGGATAAGCGGCTCTAAATAGCTTCATACTTGCGGATATAGTCTGTTCTGACGTTGTTGTAAACGCGAAATCAGCTGCACCCTTGACGATTATATCGCCGTTCTTAGGGACGTAAGCATCATCATACACGTACATTATCACGCTGTCAGATACCTGTATACCGTTGGTTGTTACTGTTCTTCCACGGCTGTCATTCCAATACACACCCGGCAAGGAATGCCGGGTATATGTATCTTTCTCGAAGAGTGTGCAGTCTGCGTTTTTTAGCACGTTCTCACCCCCGAATAGAGCAGGCCCGTACCACTTAGCCACTTGTATATGCAGTCTCTCTGAGAGCTTGTGAGTGCCGCTTTTCTCGCGCCAGAACTTTCGTAGGACTGTGACCAGCCTCCCACACTCTCGCTTGATATACCAGCTTTCTTTGCTGCTTCAGAAGTATCTGCTGCGTTCATCATTTCCACGAGCTCACAGCAGCAGAACTGCACGTCCTCAGGAATGTCATTTCCAATATTGCCATGAGTATACTGATTGATTACAGCACTTGCCTGTCTTGCGTAGAAAGGAAAGTCCTTCTCCGTGACAGCTGCGTCCTTCCCGGCAAGATATTCCGTTGTGTAAAATGTGTAGTCAGCATAGACTGTCACGGCTTATGCCTCCTTTAAGATACAGGTGTAAGAGATACAGACTTAGTTACTGCAGAGCTTGCAACTGTAATGCTTTCAGTAGCAGTATTATAGCCCTTCTTCTTGATTGTTGCGCTGTAGTTTCCTGCCGGGAGGTTGAATACAGCAACGCCGCTTGAATTTGTCTTGAGACGAGCACCGTTAACATCAATAATAGCGCCCTCAACATTGGCTGTATCTCCGCCGCTGCCAGTTGTTACAGTAAATGTTACTGTCTGTGTTGTCATAGGTGTTGCAGGAGCGAGATATGCAAACGGACAGCCTATTCTGTCACCGTCGAATGCTGTTGCAGGATTCGGAAGAGCCCAACCCATACGGAATACAACACGAAGAGCGATCATATCCTGCTGAGCAAGGTTGTAGATGATGTTACCGTTCGAAGGATCCTGAATAACACCCTGATCAAGAATCTTAACAGTGATATCCTGTCTGATTGCAAATACAGCCTGAGAGAAGTCACCAGCAATGAGCTGTGCTCTGTCAGAATCAAATGAACCGTTTGCAGGGAAGTACATAGGAGCACCGTCGAGCGCGTAGTTTGTAGCACCCTGCATTGTTGTGTTGTAGATAGGCTGGCCGTTATCATCACGAAGACCACGGAGCTTTGCTCTCATGCCTCTGGAAGCGATAACGCCATTTACAGCATATCCATACTCTTCAACCTTATTGAACACGCCATTCTCACCGAGAATAGCGCCGTAAAGGTCAGAAGAGTTAGCCACGTTGTTACCTGCCTGACGAGCACGAACAATGATACCAGCGTCCCACTCTGCAGGTCTGTTTTTGTCAAAGATGATAGCTTCATCGACGCGCTTGCCGATAGCCTCGATTACACGAGGAGTAACCTCGCCCATGATGTCAAACTCGGCATCATCAAGTACAGCTTCAGGAATAGGCACGATTACAGCGAGTTCAGCAGCTGTAAGATATACGTTATCCCATGCCTGCTCTGTTGTCTGCTTGAATCCTGTGTCACCGTTTACCCAGTAAGCAACAGGGAGAACATCAAGAACGCGGATTCTTGTCTGCTTGCTTGTCATGTTGGGGAGCTTTCTTGCAAGTCCCATGAATGTAGACTGAGTAGGAGCCTTCTGGAAAATCTCAGGAACTACCTGCTCTCTGATAAGAGCCTCAGCCTGCTCTCTTGAAATCATATTGTTTGCTGGCATAATTTTTACCTCCTTATTATGCGTTGTGTCCGAAGAGGCTTCTCAGTGCCTCGTTCGCCTGTGTCTTAGGAGCGTCCGCCTGCGGATTGGCTCCTGGTGTGGAGCTTATCACTTTCGGGACTTTAGTGTCTGCAAAAAGATAAGCCTTATCTTTCTTTACAGCTTCAAATGCTGCCTTGACATCTGCTTCCTGATTCTTAGAGGCTTTCAGCTTATCGGCATCGAGGAACGGGAGCACAGCCTTAACGTCGTGAGCCTTGTATTCAGCTGCATACTTGCCGACCATATCGTTAAAATCACGGTCTGCAAGTGTCTTAGTGTACTCCGCCTCTTTGGCTGCAAGATCACCATTGAGCTTAGTTATTTGCTCCTGAAGCTTGGCAACGTCCACACCCTCGAATCCCTTGAGAGTTTCTTTCGCTGCGTCAAGCTGTGACTTGTATCCGTCAGCCTTCTGCTTCTCACGATTGATATCCTTGCCGTTTTCGTCCATGATCTGATCGATAACGTCCTTCTCGAGCCCTAAGCCCTCTAAAAAATCTCTTTTCATGTGTATATTCCTCCTACAATTTTTACGAGTTATAATCTCATGGTGGCTGACAGTTTAACGCCAATGTCAGAGGGCATAAAATAAGCACCTTTATGGTGCTGTTTCACATTATATACCGTCGTAAGTTCCGGTAACACCGAGAATAGTAACGCCGTCCTTGATGTTGTCTGCCACTATGTTAGCATCTATAGCTGCTGTTACAGCGTTTACAGTGACGGTTCCAAGGCCATCCTTGCCTTCATCCGCAGTGATCGTCTGCTTCGATGTTGTTGGTGTGACTGTCTTATCCTGCAAGATAGGAGTGCCGCTCGGAAGTATACTCTCTGCGTTCTCTGCTATTGCTGCGATAGCGTCACCGATAAAGTCTTCACCAGCTACAGAGCCCAGGCCAAGTATAGCGTTGAGCACATCGAGAGTTGTATCGGCACCGGCTACGGTCGAAGAAGAACCGCCGAGAGCTGTATACAGAGATTTTAGTGCTTCAAGTTTCTTCATTGTATCAGTCCTTTCATTTAGGTATAAAAATAGCACTTGCCAGGGACATTCATGTCCTTAGCAAATGCTTGTAAGCATTATTCAGTTATAACAACATTCTCGAACTTCTTGTAAGCGTCGAGATACCATTCCTTCTTGTCGCCGTTGTATGTCAGCTCATAGTACATACCGTCGCACAGTGTACTGGAGATAAGATACTTCCAGTTCTGCAAGGCTTTGCACTTCCAGACCATATAGACATCAAAAGGCGGAACAGTATCCGTCTTGTCGAGATGTGCAAATATATAATCTCTGACTATTTTCAGTGCTTTCTCGTCCATTCTTCTCACCTCCTTCTCGTCAACAGTTCTCTACGCTCTTCATCCGTCAGCTTATCCTCATGTTTTGCACCGACCTTTGGAACATCAATAGGCGATTTCTTACCGCTGCCGCCAATGGTGTTACCTTGCATTATATTACCAAGACCGTCAGTATATACACGCTCACGCTGCTGAGGTAGTCCCATAGCCTGAGAAAATCTCACATATTCGTGAGAAGTCCCCATATAACGAGCACGGCAGTTAATCAGATCGTCCTCGTCAGCTCCGCCCTCTTCAAGTAGAGCCATTTCTTCACGCTGCGCTCGCATTGTTGTCTCGAGCTGGCGTTGCCTCTGGGTTGCTTCATACTTGGTGTACTTCTTACCATTCCACTCGATAGGCTCTTTCTCTTGCTGTTCGAGCTTTTCAAGCTCTTCCGGTGAGTATGACGGCTCAGATATGCCAGGTATTACCGGGCTGTAATCGTGATAGCAGTTCACACCGCAGAGACCGGTAACTGCACCAAGTCCACAGATAGATTTCAGCTGCTCTTTTTTGTACCACTTACCTCCCCACCAGTGAGAAGGTCGAGCACCAGAGTGCCAGCTGATTTCAAACCAATCCGTCTCCAGCTCATCTGCGTTCTGGTCGTTGACCTTTGCTGTGAGCTGTGACATACCTGTCATTACAGCACGCCGAGCAGCCACGTCAACGCGGTTGCTCCAGCCTGTCACATAGTCAACGGTTCGGAGTCCGGAGTTTGTAAGCTCCCGGACAACACGCTTGAGGACTGTGTTGTAATCAAATGCTCCTGATGCGATATCAAACATAGCATTATCAAGTGTTTTCTGATAATAATCAGCTATCGGCGTGAATACGATATGATTATTGATACGCTCAGCAAATCCAAGAGACTGAGTGATGTTATGCAGCGTTGCGTTTGTCTGCGCTGTAACATCGCTTATAAGCTGCTGCAAAGGCTCGTTATCCTTAAAGGGTATCTGTACCTTTCCTGTTGCTTTATAAAGACTCTCATCGCGTGCGTAGCCTTTCCCGATAACGTCCTCAAAGAGTTTATCTGTGATTTCTTCCGAAGCACCAAGCGCCTCAGATATAGCCGCCTTGATTTCTTCGGAACTCTGGCCAAGCTGCACAAGCCGGTCGATTTGCCAATCCGCTGCAGCTGTAATCTCACCGTTCTCTCGGATCCTGCGCACGATGTCCGACATTATCCGGGCACTGAGCCCTTTCATCGGTGCATCAAGCGCCATTGAAGCCTTTTCGAGCTCTCCAGCGCTATACATTAGGGCATTACCTCAGCAGTCTGCGGCAGGTTCTTCGCAGCCTCTTCAAGTGTCTCATTGCGGTACTTTGCACGGTATTCCTCCGGGCGGAGTGTACCATTTGCGAGGTCCTTCCTATCCTCTTCGCGCTCAGCGTCAGGATTGGCAAGGATACCGTCGCCCCATTCAAGCTTCAGCTCAACCGCACCGCTCTGGCCGTTCAGAGCAAGCCAGAACGCAGCACCGTCTGCCCAACCGTTCAGAGCGTTTTCAAGTGACTTCTGACAGTCGCAGATGAATGTATATGACCTCTGCTTGCTTGCCTCTATCTCTGTCGCTGTCCTGTCGACGCTGTTAGGATCTGAGATCGTACCGTATGCCAGGTTACAAGCGAACTCTATTCGGCGGAGCTGCTCGTTCCAACCTTCTTTGTATGCGTCGTATCGGATATCCGGAGAGTATGTCTCGAGGTACTTCTGATCTGTCGCGCCTGTTGCAGTTTCAACAGCGCGATACAGCATATTTCTTCCGCCAGGATAGATGTATCTGTCCTGCTCCTTGTCATACTGCAGCATATCGGAGCCGATATGCACAGCTGTTTCTTTGGATTCAAATTCCCAGCTTTCACCGGAATATCTCTGATCTGCTTCGTTTATCAGCTCAACCGCACGCGAGTAAACTGAAACACCCATAGGTGAGTCTTCGTCTATGTTATTTGCAATAGGACATGTGAACAATCCAAATGGGAGCCGGTCAATTCCTGTGAACTTTCCTTCATCATCGAGATCAGCCCACTTGTCAACCTCCGAGAGAGCTATCCTTGTGCCAAGCACTCCGTCGTAATTGCTGCGGTACAAACGATTCTCAACTGTATATACACCGCTCTCAAGCGTATGAACCTCGAGCAGCGTATATATTGTGTTACCTTTTCGCAACTGATCAGCAAATACGCACTTGGTAAGATCGCCGGAGCTGTCCCATACAAGCGGAAAGAAACGGTCCGCCTGAATGAACTGAGTTGTTAGTGTATCACCGGCAACTATCGGTTTTATGATCAGACTGCCCTTAGCTGCTCCATACTCAGTGTATCTGCGGAGCTTCGGGAGCACTTTCTCAAACTCTGCAGATATTGCCTGTGCTCCTGTTGCTTCTCCTTTGAGCTCGATTGTGATAAGACGTGCAACCTCTGAGGATATCGCTGAGGCTATTCCTGCACTCTTAGTTTTTCCGTTGTTCCACGGAGCCTGTCCGCGATACATTCGCGCCCACAGGTCTATTGCCTGCGCAGTAGTCGAGCTGTATATGTATTCACCCAGCTCCTTGACTACTGCTGCATACATCGTATTATATCGCATATCGAGCCCCCTTACTCGTATTTAATGAATTTACTGATATCCCTTTCAAACGTATATTCAAACGCATCAAGGGTATCAATATCGCTTGTGCCATCATCGAGGCGAACGTCTTCAGTGACTTCTTTAGGATTCCACACGGCTGTGCAGAGTGCGTCCTTTAAGCTCTCGCATCCGGTATCAAGCATATAAAAACGCCCTTGTGCCATAAGGCGCTGGGCGCATCGTATTCGATCATTTATTTTTGTTTTCAGAGCGTTCTCTATCCTCAGCCATCCGAGACCGTTCTTTCGGGCCGATGATTTCAGACCGAGGATAAGCGTCTGTTCTGCACTATCGCAGTACACCATATCCGGAGTGCCGAACATCATAATAACGCGGCGAACGAAGTCGCAGAAGAGCGTTCCGAGCTTCTCCGGATCAATCTCTATCTGTTGTCCGTTTTCGTTCTTACAGGCGATACGCTCGGAAAGCAAGGCGTACAGATTATTGTAGCCACGATCTGAGCCGGTGCATACGAACGTGTGAGCCGAGCCGCTGCCGCCAAAGTCAACGCCGATATACAAGCGGCTGAGTTCTGGCTTTGAAGGAATAAGCATATGCTTATCTGCGGACATATCGTCCGAGAAACGTCTGTATATAATACCCTCAGCAGCTACCCAGCGTCCAAGGATAAGACGGTCAAAATCTACTGAGCCGCGGTATTCGTTTTCCATATCCCTGACAACGTCAGGTGCAAGTGTTGGATTGTCATATATCTTATATTCCTGCACATATATGTCAATATCCTGTTTCTTATACAGAAATTCGTAAAACCAATGATGCGGATTGTCCGGGTTGCAGGTGCCATCAAATCGGCTGTAAGGCTTATCAAGACGCGATGTCAGCATCTTGAAAACATCTTTATGCCATGTTACTACCTCATCACCATAGCAGTATTTAATTGACATACCTCGTATGCGGTCAACTGCTGTTATCTTATCAGCTCCGAGGCAGTGAACCGGTTCGCCAAACATATAAGCTATATTCTGTGAGTTGATATCACTCACTATATTTGTGCCCCATAAATCCTGCAGGGGATATATTATGTTTCTTCGGAGTGTTCCAAGTGTATGCCCAAGCATTACATTGAGACCGTCAAGTCCTTTAACTGCTCGTATTCGCTTCGGAATAACATAATAGTCCATGTAGGTTTTGCCCGATCTGGCTGCACCTGTCTTCACGTTCCATCGGTGAACGGCATTCTTGAAAAACTCTTGCTGCTTCTCAGTAAACATCAGAAGTTACTCTCAATCTTTCCGAGAACTTCATCAAGCTTATCAAGCGTTGCTGAGTTGTCAGATCCTGACGTGAACAAACCGAGGTGCTTACCCAGGAGCTCAAGGGCTTTGAGTTTCTCCTTGCCGGTGATCTCAACGCCCTTGGTGGAAGCAATCTTAGCAAGCTCTCCGAGAACTGCATCGGCAGTGATCTGAGTCCGCTGCTGCTGTTCCTGGCGAAGCTTCTCAATATACGCAGAAACGTGACTTTTCGTGACCAGTCGCCGCCCTACGTCAGAATTTTTATACCCGGCTCTGATTGCTGCCTGAGTTGCATTGAGGTCCACGAGGTACTCCTCGCAGAATCGTTTTTGTTTGTCTGTAAGTTTCACTCGTATCACTCCTTTGGTAATAGCAAAGCCGTCCCTATTGGAACGGCTCTGTTGGAGAATGAAAACGTTAGGGCGCTGGTCAATTCCCCTAACTGCTGGTGCACCGCTGCAAACGTGAACTGCAGGCAGTACATAAGTTGCCGGAAACCGGCGAGAGATGTAAAACAAATAAAAGAGAGAACAACAGGAGATATAGAAAGTGCGGAAGGCGGAGGCAAGGGAGAGTCAGCCAACTCTCCCGAAAGTCGCCTTCCTGTTTTCCGCCTGCTTTCATGATACCATTATAGCACATCAAAGTGGGCATTTCAAGGCACAAGAGGGCACAGTTTTTCAATTGCCAACTTTTGTTTTTTCTTCACAGTCCGTGGAGAATAGTGCATAGATGCCGCAGTCTCCTCTATCGTCTCGAAGAGCAGATACCTATGTACGAGGACCGCTTCAAGATCTTTATCATCTATCAATGATATCGCTTGCTGTATCCGGCCTATGACTTCGACAGCATATACTTTCTGTTTCTCTGCTTTCTCCTGAAGCTCTGCAAGCTTCATTAGAGCGTTTTCTGTGCCGTTTTTTGTGCCATCGCTCTTGCCGGTATCATTACCATCTGCGCATACCGAAAGCCCTTGTGCACGTTCCCTGTGCCTCTGCACAAGTGCATCCAACGCTTTGATTTTTTTATCAGCATAAAACGCTGAATTTAACCAGTTTCTGAGTTCAAATTCGTCCATTTTTCATTCACCCCTAATAATCTTTCCTGTTGTACCAACACGCCAGCCACGTCAGGCATCCACCGATAACAGCTCCGGCTATGAATAGTGACATTAGGTATCACCGTCCATTCTTGCAAGGCATACCGGACAGCCGTTCCACTTCTCAACGCCTTCTGTATTAACGTCAAACTGCTCAAAGCAATTTGAGCAAGCGAATTTTAGCCCAGTCACAAAATACGGCATATCGTCCCAACTCCTGCCGTTGTCTTGCCATGCTTTGTAATAATCCTCTGCCTTTGTTATCCACCGCCCATGCTTCACAGGCTGTACGTCTGCGGAATACCTCTGCTGACTGTATATCGTGTCTTTTGCCTTAAACAAAGTTCTTGCCATTGTACCTGTCGCAGCTTCATTAATCAGGTTGTCTATCGCAATGATTGTGGTATCAAGCCTTATGTATTCATCAGCCATTTGTATCACCGTCCTCTCCGATTAGAGCGAGGGCTTCGGCTGTGTATCGCCACTTAAACTTGTTTTCAACATAACAATCTAAGTGACTCGTCCCCTGACATTGGTCTGTATGCCATTTACTGCAATACTTGCAATGCACATCATTTACCGAATTGTACATATCATCAACCGCCAATTTCAACAGCCTTTTAGCCTCCACCAACTGCGATGTAAGCTGATCGTTTTCGGCGTTAAGTTCCTGTAATAGCCCGACAGCCTCTTTCATATCTTTGAGTTTTACAGCACCAACTGAATTTTTCAGCTCTTTGTAGTCCGTCAACCACTCAGCAAGCTGTCTGTGTTCTGTGGCACACTCGGCACATCGTGAAGAATTAGTTTCCGCAGTCAGTTTTTCATATGCGTTGTGGTTGTTTTCTGCGAGTAACTCATACGTTCCAGCCGCCAAGTCGTTTTCTTCTGCCACTTCAAGGCAATGCTTTATAGCTTCATCAAGTGTCATTTTCATCATCTCCTATCTATATGACATTCGCTGTGCTGTGCCTCTTCTTTGCCTTTTTTTACGCCAATTCTGAAACACACAGCACACATCACGCCAACACATAGAGCTTCTATAATTGCATTAATCATTCTGCTCACCGTCCTTAAAGCTGTATTCAACATACAGTTTGCCTTTTCCATTGTCCGTAACTGTACCAGTTATTTTGCATTTCCCACTGATAAGCATTTTCAAAAGGTCGTTTAAAAGATAATCGCCGAAAACAACCTTTCCGTTTTTTTGCTTTTCGTCCTGTTCCTTAACAAAGTTAAGTAAATCCTTCTGTAATTCAGCATCTATCTGCGATAAAATCCCCATTTTTATCCCTCCTCACATATCTGTTCTTTTAGCAGTCTATTTTCCGCTTCATATTGGCTGATAATCGTACACTCGATATAATGCTTCTCTTCCAGCTCTTCAATTTTCGCTTTCAACCTCTGGTTTTCTTCGTAGAGGTCAGCCATAATTCTGTTATCGCCCATTGTATCACTCCTTCTCGGCTATTGCACCAGCCGCGCAGTAAAAATTCGGCTTTACTTCTGCAAAATGTAAT